CGAAGCGGCAAGGTTAAGACTTTTTATTAAACGCAAAATATGGGAGATTGAAGATGAAACACATCAGTGAACTGACAACAGAGTTATCTGAGTTATACGAGGGGCTCAAGACAGGCGCAGTGGATGTAAAGGTAGCCGCTGAACTTAACAACACAGCAGGAAAGATCATTCATGCACAGCGTGTACAGCTAGAGTATGCAGAGCTTCGTAAGGAGCAACCTGACATTGACTTTATGAAGACTAAGGCTAAACCAAAGGCAAAGGTGCAAGCATGAACAGCGAAATACCAACAGCGTTTCCTTGGGCTCACGGCAACGTATCTTGTACAGGTATGGGTTTGCGTGACTACTTTGCGGCTAAAGCTATGCAAGGTTTCATAACTGGGGATTACGATTTGCATCCACATGAAGCGGCACAAAAAGCGTATGGGATTGCAGATGAAATGATAAAGGCAAGGGGGCTAGCGTGACTTACAACGCAGAACAGATTACCTTTATGTTGGCTGAAGCCATAGACCAAAATCGTGAGTACAAATCATGGCACTGTAGTACTCAGCACTTGATGACACTTGCCGAGAAGGTGCGCAACGACACACTAGAAGAAGTAGCCCGTGAGTTTGAAAAGATGAAAGTTTTTGAAGCAGACACTATGGCAAGCATTGCTATAAATATAAGGAGTATGAAACGATAATGCCAAGACCTAAACCGCCCGAGCCCCTGATAGGGAGACAGGTACGTATGTCAGACAGACATTGGATTATTTTTAATCAACTAGGTGGGGCAGAGTGGCTACGACAAATGATTGTCAAGAAAACACCAATGCCCAAGAAGTTCTATGACGAGTTATTAAAGGAGAAGGAGGGTGCAAAATGAAATGCCCGAAGTGCAATGTAACCAAGTCAACAGTGAGAGAGACTCGGAAGGTGGAGGAAGACGTATACCGATACCGAATCTGCCTAGGGTGCGGAAACAACTACAAGTCAGTGGAAACACTATTCGAAGGAGTAATCCCAAGAGACAGGTCGAGTGGTCAGAGTGGTGGCCTTTCGAGAGAGCACAGGGGCAATGGTTGATAGCCCTTAATAAACGTCAACCAAAACAAATAGCATCAACAGAATACGAAGATGCAACTTTTTAAACTCAAGGAAAATCAAATGGCTAAAAAGTTAACACGCGCAGAGAAAATTCGTCGGTACATCACAGATAACCCGACAGCAAAGACAACAGAAATTGCTAAGCATTTCGAGACACGATATCAAAATGTGTACGCAGTTCGTCGTAAGATGGATACACCTAAGGTGGCGAGGGACGCGCAATGGAAGGCTATTTCATTGTTAAGCTCAGATAAACCAGTGGTGGGCATTGAGGTGGGGGGTTTGAGGCTTACTGAAGTGGCTGATGGCAGGATGCGGTGGACAAAGCCCGACTCTGTCAATAACCCTGCCCACTATAAGATAGGCGGCATTGAGACTATCGACTTTATTGAAGCTAAGAACCTTGGATACAACCTCGGTAACGTGGTCAAGTACATCACACGTGCCGACCACAAAGGCAACAAGTTGGAAGACTTGCGCAAAGCTCAGTGGTATCTGACACGTGCCATTGAGACTGCCAAGTAATCTAATTGGAAATCAAATGAACATAATCACCATCGACTTCGAAACGTACTACGATCAGCAATTCAGTCTGACTAAGATAACAACAGAGGAATACATTCGTGACGAGCGTTTTGAAGCGATCGGTGTTTGTGTCAAGGTAAACGACGAGCCGACCGAATGGTTTAGCGGGACACGCGAGCAAACGAAAGAGTGGCTTGATAGCTTTAACATGCCGGAGAGTTTCGTGGTAGCCCATAACATGATGTTTGATGGAGCTATATTAGCGTGGCACTTCGACATCCATCCAAAGGTGCTTGGTGATACGCTAGCAATGGCAAGAGCAGTTGATGGCACGGAGGTTGGCAACAGTCTTGCAAAGCTAGCTCTGCGATATGGGTTGGGGGCTAAAGGTACAGAGGTGCTTAATGCGTTAGGCAAGAACCGACGTAGCTTTACCCCTGACGAGCTAGACCGCTACGGAGACTACTGCAAGAACGACGTTGAGATAACCTATCAACTGTTTAACATCCTTCTTGCGAACTTCAAAAAGAAAGAACTGAAGCTTATCGATCTGACTCTGCGTATGTTCACGGCACCAGTGCTTGAGCTAAACCTCCCGCTACTTGAGCAACACCTGATTGATGTGGTATCCAAGAAGGAACAGCTCATTGCCGACGCCAGCGCTGATCGCGAAGTACTTATGTCGAACGAGAAGTTTGCCACTAGACTGCGTGAATTTGGTGTTGAGCCTCCTATGAAGATAAGTCTGACTACAGGCAAACTTGCACTTGCTATGGCTAAGAGTGATGCAGGGTTTAAAGAATTAGCTGACCACCCTGACGAGCGAGTGCAAGCACTAGTGGCGGCACGACTAGGTACTAAGAGTACGCTAGAAGAGACAAGGACTCAGAGATTTATTGATATCTCTAAGCGCGGCAAATTACCCGTCCCACTACGCTACTATGCGGCGCACACAGGTAGATGGGGCGGAGATGACAAGCTAAACCTTCAGAATATCCCACGTAAGTCACCGCTGAAGACCTCGATCATCCCGCCTAAAGGCTACGTGCTTATTGACTCCGACTCCTCACAGATTGAGGCGCGGGTATTGGCATGGCTATCAGGGCAGAACGATTTGGTCAAAGCGTTTGAGATGGGTGAAGACGTTTATAAGATGATGGCATCCTCCATATACAACAAACGGATAGATCAAATAACCGACGAAGAACGCTTTGTTGGAAAGACTACGATTCTTGGCGCAGGGTATGGCATGGGTGCTGTTAAGTTTCAGCTTCAGTTAAAGACATTTAACGTAGATTTGGGTCAAGACTTTTGTAGGCACGTTCTTAAATCGTATCGCTCAGAGTTTTCCCACATACCTGCGTTGTGGGATGAGGGACATAAATCGCTTGACGCTTTGTCCTCAGAAAAGCTGGTCACTACTACGTTTGGTATCCAACCACAAGCAGTGAGTATCCTCCCCGGAATTGGCTACGATTTGCCAAGCGGTTTGCCTCTGAAATACATGGATTTACGTGCTACAGAAGTTGACGAAAGAGGCCGTCCGCAGTATATTTATTCGACACGCAAAGGCCCAGTTCGTATCTATGGCGGTAAGGTTGTTGAGAACCTTTGCCAAGCTCTTGCTAGGTGTGTAATCGGTGAGCAGATGCTACGGATTGCTCAGCGTTATAAAGTTGTGTTGACTGTCCATGATGCTGTTGCTTGCGTAGTACCGATAGAAGAAAAAGAAGTGGCAGCAGCTTACGTTCAAGAGTGCATGCGTTGGCGTCCCGAGTGGGCGAAGACCTTGCCGCTTAACTGCGAAGTTAAGTATGGTGACAGCTACGGCACTACAACAAAATTTAAAGGGTGAGCATGGCTGATAAAGACATGGATGAGGCTTTCAAGGACTGGTGGGAAGTTGACCCTGATGATGAAGACTATGAGCCAATGCCGGATGTTACAGAAGAGCGTGCCAAAGATATATTTATGGCGGGCTACATGTATGGCTCACGCAAGCCTGTTTATCAAATGAGCGCGACCCAATACGCTGTAATTGTTCGGATGATCGAAGAAAAAATTAGGAAAGAAAAAGAATGAATTACACATGGTCGTATTCAAGTATTTCGTTGTTCCAACAATGCCCCCGCAAGTACCACCGCATGCGTGTGGTCAAAGATATTGTCGAGCCACCACAAGAGCACCTCATGTATGGTACTGCCGTACACAAGGTAGCCGAAGAATACATCAGAGACGACACGCCCATCCCTGAGAAGTTTGCATACATTAAACCTCAGATCGACCCCATTAAAAATCTCCCGGGAGAGAAGTTATGCGAGCATGAGATGGGGCTGACACGTAACTTAGAGCCTTGCGGGTTCAGAGATAAAGATGTTTGGTTTCGCGGTATCGCAGACGTACTTGTAATCAATGGCGACAAAGCCCGTATTGTAGATTGGAAGTCAAGCAAGTCAAGCAAGTACGCCGACAAGAAACAACTTGAGCTTCTGTCTTTGCTGACGTTCAAACACTTCCCCGCAGTTCAATCAATCAAAGCCGGACTAATTTTCTTGGTTGTTCAAGACTTAGTGCCAGCTTCTTTTAAGACCGAAGACCAAGGCGAAGCATGGGAGAAGTGGTTGGCTGAAACTAACCGACTCGATGCCGCTTATGCGAACGATGTATGGAATCCCAAGCCCAACTTTACGTGCAAAGGTTGGTGTTCGGTAGACGATTGTGAGCACAATACTAAACGAAACTTTTTTGGAGGCTAATGCCATGCCATACGTAAATAAACCAAGACCCTATAAAAAGGAATACGAAAAGTACGACGGCACACCCGCTGTTAAAAAGAAACGTGCCGCACGAAATAAAGCCCGAGCAATGATGGAAAAGGCAGGGCTTGTGCATAAAGGTGACGGCAAAGAAGTTGACCACAAGAAGCCACTGAGCAAAGGTGGTAAGACAGTACGAAGCAACCTCAGGGTTGTGGACGACAACGACAACAGAGGATTTCCACGTAACTCAGACCACTCAGTAAAGCGTAACGTATAGCATGCAAATCATTGATAACAAAGTACTGGTGTTACGTACACGTGACCCAAACCGTATTACTACTACGATAAAGAAAAGCACTGAGCTAAGCCACGAAGATGGCGTCACTGAAGTTGCTGTGTTTTGGGGGTTGCAAGAAGCACAAACTCTGCGAAGGCTTGGTGTTAAGAACGTACCATCACCCATCGACAGAGACTACAACTGGCCCGGCATCTTTAAGCCAATGGCTCACCAAAAGGAAACAGCATCATTCCTCACGTTGAATACCCGAGCATTCTGTTTTAACGAGCAGGGTACTGGTAAGACAGCATCAGCAATTTGGGCGGCAGATTACCTACTAACGCAAGGCGCAGTTAAGCGTGTTCTTGTTGTTTGTCCTTTATCTATCATGCAAGCCGCATGGCAAGCCGACTTGTTTAAGTTTGCGGTTCATCGAACAGTGGACGTTGCCTATGGTGAACGCAATAAACGCAAGGCTATCATTAACGGATTGGCTGACTTCGTAATCATCAACTACGATGGCGTAAAGATTGTCGAGGACGAGATCATCAATGGCGGCTTTGACCTAATTATTATTGACGAGGCCAACGCATACAAGAACTCCCGCACTGAACGATTCAAAGTCATGCGCAAGATTGTGTCCCACGATAAGTGGCTATGGATGATGACAGGCACACCTGCCGCGCAGTCCCCGCTAGATGCGTATGGTTTGGCTAAGCTTTGCATACCTGCAAGAGCGCCGACTCTATATAGTACTTACAGGGACATGGTGATGTACCAGTTGACAAGGTTCAAATGGATTCCAAAACCGAATGCCGTTGCCGCTGTGCATGAGCTACTGCAACCTGCTATTAGGTTTGAGAAAAAGGATTGCTTAGACCTTCCAGACGTAACCCATACATCGCGCTTTGCCCCTCTGTCAGCACAGCAACTAAAATATTATAGGCAGCTTAAAAAAGATATGTTGATTGAGGCCGCAGGGGAAGAAGTTTCAGCGGTAAACGCGGCGGCTAATCTTAATAAGCTACTGCAGATTGCTTGCGGTGCTGTGTACACCGACACCAAGAACGTGATTGAATTCGATGTCTCGGATCGACTTAACGCTGTGACTGAGGTTATCAACGAAGCGTCGCACAAGGTGCTGGTGTTTGTGCCGTTCACACACACGTTAGAAATGCTCAAAGAATATTTGACGAAGCAAGGCACCACTGCCGAAATCATTAACGGCAACGTTAGTGTTACAAAGCGCACAGATATATTCAAAAGGTTTCAAGAAGATGTTGAGCCACGTGTGCTATTGATTCAACCACAAGCCGCCGCCCACGGAGTTACCCTAACTGCGGCTAATGTTGTGATATGGTACGCTCCCGTCACGTCGAGTGAAACGTACTTGCAAGCCAATGCACGTGTACACCGACAAGGCCAAAAGAATCCCGTCACTGTGGTACACATTGAGGGCAGTCCAGTAGAGGCAAGCTTGTACAAGATGCTTCAACAAAAGTTGGACTTACATTCTCAGATCATCGATCTATACAACAGTGAAATTAATTCTTGACACAGTCAAGAAAGGATGTATAATAAGCACTCCCAATTCATAAACCTAAGGACACATATGGAAGACGTACCGATAGAACAGATCGTCACTACGTACATAAAAATACGCGACAAACGTGACAGACTCTATCAAGAGTTTAAAGAAAATACAGCCAAGCTTGATGAGGACATGCAGATTCTCAAGCACAAAATAGTCGAGCTATCAAAGCTGACTGGCGTTACTAGCTTCTCAACACCGACAGGCATTGCCTATCGCACAGTCAAAAACCGTTACTGGACTAATGACTGGGAAAGTTTCTACACATTCATGCGAGAGCAAGGAAGTATGGAACTGCTTGAGAAGCGTATTCATCAAACTAACATTAAAGAGTTCATGGACTCCAATCCAGAGGTGCATCCACCCGGACTCAATATTGATAGTGAATATGAAATCACCATTCGTCGTAAGTAAATTTTTAACTAGGAGATAATTATGAGCAATGACATTGCTTTGTTTCAACAAGAAGTTCCCGCGTACTTAAAGAAAGCGGGACAAGACGACCTGACCAAATCCTTGGCAGGTAACACAGGCCTTAAGCGCATTTCCATTCGTGGCAGTGTATTCCGCATGATGGTCAACGGAGAAGAAATCTCTAAGAACGAGAGCCGTGCGATGAACATCGTCATCATTAATGGTGCCGCTAAAGTATCGCGTTCGTTCTATGCGGGTAAGTACGTACCCGGAGAAACAACTTCACCTGACTGTTGGAGTAACGACGGCGATAAGCCTGATGCAAGCCTTGAGTTTCCGCAGAACAAGACATGCGAAGGTTGTTCACAGAACATCAAGGGCTCCGGTCAGGGCGACTCACGTGCATGCCGTTATCAGCAACGCTTGGCAGTGTTGTTAGCCGACGATGTGGATGGAGAAATTTTTCAGTTGGTGTTACCCGCAAAGTCTATCTTCGGTCGTGGTGACTTGGACAAGATGCCGTTCCAACAATACGCCAAATACGTTGGCGCTCAAGGCAAGAGCATCAATACTTTGGTAACAGAGATGCGTATGGACAGTGACAGCGATACCCCCAAGCTGACGTTCAAACCAGTGCGTTATTTGTCAGAGCAAGAATGGCTTGTTGCTAAAGAGAAAGGCGATAGCCCTGCCGCACGTTCCGCAGTAACGCAGACCCCTGCCGCTACTGATGGCGCAAAACCTAAAGCACAGACTGCACCTGTTGCTAAAGCCGAGGTAGCCGAGGTAGCTGAAGAAGTTGCCGAGCCTACTAAGCGAGTATCCAAGAAAGCCGCTGAGCCCACCGCAAAGAAAGACTTTGTGGATGTGCTGAATACTTGGACAGACGATGAGTAATGATGGACACAAGAGGCTATACATTACGAATCGTCCATGCTAACAAGGTAGCCAATGGCAAAAGCCCCGGTGTCAAACTGGGTCGCTTTTGCATTGACAAGGACATTCCTGTACGTGAAGTTGCAGAGTATTTTGGCGTGAGCCGCATGACGATCTATAAATGGTTTGTCGGCGAGTGGATACCCCGAAAAATTCACAACGAGAAAATCACAAACATCGTCCAAGCCAAAGTAGGCATGTAGCTTAAAGCGTCTGTGAGGCATGCCGCGCTTCACGGACGCTATTTTTATCGCGGTGCAGAGGCGGCTATGACAAGAGCAGATTTGTTGTCGGCGGTGCTCTCCACAGAAGGATGGTATTGTATTGTCGGTCTTAAAAAGACTGGACTTCCAAGACAAACGTTTGTGCAGGGGTTGAGTGGAGCTGACGTAGAAATAGAAGACTTACTAGCCAAGGGATACGATGCGTATTTTGGTTGTGCTAAGTACGAGACAGACAAGACGAGGACGACGGATAACGTAAAGGCTATACGAGCATTTTGGCTTGATATAGATTGCGGGGTTAACAAACCATATGCTACTCAAGGCGATGGTTTAGCCGCGCTTAAGAAGTTTTGCATGGAGGTTGGATTACCAAGGCCGACGATTGTTGACTCTGGCCGGGGCCTTCATGTGTATTGGAGTCTTACTGCTGATGTAACAAGAGCACAGTGGAGACCAGTGGCTACGCGCCTCAAAGCGTTGTGCCATGAAAAAGGTTTAGAAGCCGACCCTGCTAGAACGGCAGATGCGGCATCGATACTGCGTGTCCCTGATACACTGAACCATAAAGAAAACCCGCCACTAGCGGTTACGTTAAAAAGCGTAGGCACACCTGTTGACTTCGAAGAGTTCAAAGCTAAGCTCGGTGCAATCGACGACGTGCCCGATCACTTGCCGACATACGCTAATGAGATGACTCGCGCCTTGATGGGCAACAAGCAGTTTCGTTTCAGCATTATCGTCGATAAGAATGTAAACGGCACAGGCTGTATGCAGTTGGCAAGAGCCATAGAAGAACAAGACAGTTTAGAAGAGCCACGTTGGAGAGCCGCACTTTCAATCCCTGCGTTTTGCGTAGACAAGGATACGGCTATCCATGACATTTCTCGCAAGCACCCTGACTACACTCCTGAGGGCACGATAGATAAAGCTATAAAGATTAAAGGCCCCTATACGTGCGAGAAGTTTGAAGGTGTTCACCCCAGTGGTTGTGATGGTTGCATCCATAAGGGCAAGATTAGTTCACCTATTGTTCTTGGTGCGGAAATAGCAGAAGCAACCGAGTCCGACAACACTGTTCAGTACGTAACCGAAGCGGCTAAGCCTGTTACCTACAAAATTCCTGAGTACCCCTTTCCATACTTTCGTGGTAAGAACGGCGGCGTGTATCGCAAGTCAGAGGATGAAAGTGACGAAGATGCGGTAATGATTTATGAGCATGACCTGTACGTGGTCAAGCGATTGAAAGACCCACAGAGCGGCGAAGTTATTTGGATGCGTTTGCATACACCGAAAGACGGAGTGAAAGAGTTTGCGTTGTCGGCAGTTGACCTACTTACTGCCGATAAGTTACGGGAAAAGTTGGCGTGGTTTGGCGTGATCGCACTAAAGAAACAGATGGACTCCATCATGGGATACATAGTGCGGTCTGTTAAAGAGATGCAATACAAAGAAGGAGCAGAAATTATGCGTTCACAGTTTGGGTGGACAGACAAGAATAAATCGTTTGTTGTGGGGGATACAGAGATTAGTGCAGAGGGTGACAAGTACAGCCCACCATCTAGCTACACTGCACAGTTGGCTGATTGGTTTACGCCTGTTGGTTCTTTGGATGAGTGGAAGTCAGTTATTAACGTTTATGATCGTGAAGGCTTTGAGCCGCACGCGTTTGGGTTCTTCACTGCTTTTGGCGCACCGCTGATGAAGCACCTAAACCTAAAAGGTGCAATCATTAACATGATTAATAACGAGTCAGGCACGGGCAAGACTACTACTATCAAAGCGATGCACAGTGTCTACGGACACCCAGAGGAGTTGATGCTTATTCAGCGAGACACTATGAACGTGCGCTTGCACCGACTAGGTGTTATGAACAACTTGGGTTTGGGTTGTGATGAGTTGACCAAAATGTCGTCGGATGAGTTCAGTGACTTTGCCTATGCCGTGTCGCAAGGCCGAGGTCGTGGTCGGATGAAGTCTAATGAAAATGCAGAGCGCATAAATTTGGCTAAGTGGCAAACCATTTTGTTGTGTTCTTCCAACGCTTCGGCAGTTGACAAACTTAGAGCCCTAAAATCTACGCCCGATGGTGAGCTCATGCGACTAATAGAGTATGAAATCCCCGAGACTAAGCTTTTGACAAAACAAGAAGCTGATGATATCTACCCGAAGCTGTATACAAACTATGGGCATGCAGGTCGTATCTACTTGCGCGACTTGGTTGAGAATCTAGAAGAACGTATTCAAGAGGTTAAACAGATTCAACTCTTAATTGACAAGAAGATTGGCTTTACAAATCGTGAGCGCTTTTGGTCAGGTGTGGCGGCATGCAACATAGCTGGTGCTTTGTTTGCTAAGCGTCTTGGCTTGATCGACATTGACATAGGTCGTATATTTAAATGGATGCTCAAGCAGTTCTCACAGATGCGCTTGGAAATCAAACCACCATCTACAACGCATGCAAGCGTGATTGGTGAGTACTGGAACGAGCACCGCCGCAACTCTTTGGTTATCAATGACAAGGTGGATATGCGAACGGGGGTTGAGATGCTACCCATATTAGAACCTTCGGGTGAACTAATTATTCGCATGGAGCCAGATACCCAAAAGCTTTTTATCATTGCTAAGAAGCTACGGACTTGGTGTTCTCAGCACCAGATTACTTTGAAGGATGTGCTCAACTCATTAACTGCTGAAGGTGTGTATGCGGGTATGGTGAAGAAGCGCATGGCGAAAGGCACCAAGCTCGGCAGTGTTCCGGCAGTAGATGCGTTTGTATTTGATTGTTCTAAGGGCGGCTTCCTTGACACTGATGCCTTCGTAGGTACTTCAGATGCTGATGTGGCTGTTGCAGAAGAAGATGAGAATTAATGGAGTTAACTATAGTATTAATTGGCGCGGGTTCCGAGTGGGCTGGTCGTTCTTTGTCCCGTGCCTACGGCTGAAAGAAAGTGAACTAGCGATTTTGGTGACCACAAAACGGTTTGGATTTAGGGTTTTGATGAAACCCGTGATTGAAAATGGCATCAAAGGCTTGCGTGTTTGGCGAATTAAGTAGTACACTCCACGCAGGTTGTCAGTTGCTACTCTCCTTGAAAACAACCCTCCTTGCCCCCGCCTTGTGCGGGGGATTTTTTTATTTAGACTTAGGTGGTTGAACACCGTAGTTCAGCATTGGTAGTGTCTTAGAGAATAACTTCTCATCTAACCTTGCACCGATCGCATTAGCCTGAGCCTGAGCTTCAGCCCGTGCATCAAACGCATTATCAATAGCATCTGCATCAATAGCCATATCTGGGAACTGTAAAGAAAACTTACGGGCCTTTTCTTGAGCATCACCGTATGCAGGCGTACCACGCTCCATCCACAAACGGTTAAGTATTGAGTTATGTCTATCAAGTACTTTCTGCTGATATGTCTTAGCTTGGATAGCGGCCTTCTGACCTTTATATACCTTCAGCGGTTGTAGGCCAATTGATTGCATACTTAAATCCCACAGATCAAATTCATTGGGATACAAACCACCGATAACATCACCGCCGCGAGTAGTCGCACCTTCTTCGCCGATACGATACGAAGTCACAGGCTTAGCAAAAATAGCAGGGACTGCTTTCTCATAAGCACGACCGTATTGACCATCCTCAACAAGCTGATACGCATCTACCCAGTTTAAGCCGAGGCCAACTGCCGGGCCTAAGTTAGAAATGATTTCATTTGTAATAGACTGCCGTGCGTCATTGTCGTAACGGCCTTCGCGATACCACAAGTTCTTCAAGTCTAAACTTACGCGGTCAGACAGTGCGCTACCAGTTACTGCAGATGTGGGCCCGTAAGCAACGGCTTCTGCTAGCTTCTTACCAGCAACCTTAGACTTCTCTGTCTCTATACCCATCTTGTTAAAGATAGCGCCAGCCGCACCGCCAACTGTGGTGTTCATGTAATTAGCAAACCAGTTTTCCCAATCAAAGAACTCGTCGTCATCGTCAGGGGCAAACATCTTTATCAGAGTACCAAGACCAAGAGAGAAGTACGGCAGCGCTACAACTCCTCCGTACAGGAATGTCATACCAAGAATACCGGCTAAACGTCTGTACGCCTCGTTGCCCAACTCTTTACGATATAGGTCAGCTTCTCTGATACGTTGCTCAATAATGTTTGGCGGCATACCGCTTGACTCTAGCTGTTCACGGAAGTCTTTTATTTCAGAGGAACTAAATGGTCTTGAAAATGCAAGGTAGTGATTACGTAGCAAGATAAACGCCGACTGAATAGCGTACTGCTTAAACTGCATGACTACGTTGACACCGGGATACGTGAACACGCGACCCTTCATCTGTCGCACATAGTCACCAAGTGTCATGCCAGCTATATCACGTGCCTCTTCAATAGCATCATCAAACGCTTCATCAGGCGTGCGCATAACAGGATCGCCGTTTGCATCGCGCTCAACTACTCCACGCAGATCGGTCTTAGGTTCTTTTGAAAACTTCTCATGCGCCAACTCAAACGTAGTAAGTAGCGATACCTCGCGTACCATACGCTCAGCTTGATGAAATGGGCCCGCTAAGATTTTCTTAAATACGTTAGCTGTGCCAGTGTATGTAGACGACGGGCGCTCGCCCAGATCGTAAATGTCGTTTGTCATGGAGATATTGATATCTCCATCTTCAATAAACTTATTAGCCGCTTCCTGTAGCAACGGACTAAGCTTGCCACCCTCTACGATAGAAGGGAACGATGTCTGCATAATATGGCCGGTAGCAATAGGCTTGAGCGTACGAGTCGGGATGCTTGCCATATAACGACCAAGATTCTTTAGCATCGACGCATTGGTCTTTGCGTACCCGTAGCGGCTACCAATGTACGGCATAGTTACTGCAGAAGCGCCAAGAATGTTAACTAATGCACTAGCAGGTGCAGACAGCACAAAGAAGAATACCGTATTAGTTACGCTACCTGCTATCTGTGCGGCTACGCTCTTGTCCTCAATACCAAGCACGTTCTTCGTGCGGTTCTCAACCTCTTGCACATAATCTATGTACACCGCTTGTTTGTCAGGACTAGCAAGTTCGCGGATGTAGCTACGCGCATTGTTAAGGTTATTAATGAATGGCTCAGAGTATTTAAACCGAGCCTGTTGGTACGCACTATGTACAGCGGTATGCGCAAACACGCGCAGCATATCTGCGCTAGCACCTTGAATCGCCTTGCGGTTAATAAACATCTTACGCATGCTTTGCTGTGGCAGCATCAAATAAATCAACTGGTTAAGGCTATCGTTAAGCTCGGTCTTTAGTCCGGCTACGTCGGTAGCAGACACGTTGTCTATTAAATCCTGCACATCACGAAGAATCTGTGTTGTTGCGGCGTTGCGGCTATACAACTCGGATATGCCGTTACCTTTAAATATGGTCTTAGCGAGGGCACGCTGCTGCGCATTACCGTTTTCTAATTCGCGTCTCCGTGCTCTAAAAGCAAGCTCACGGCTTACTGGGTTCTCAAACGTATAGAACTCTTTAAAGTTACCAGAGCCAATCTGGAACCAGAAGTTTCCAAAGCGACGTAGTGGGAAGTAAGGCGAAGCAAGCTTATCAGGGCCGAATTGCTCGTCAATCTTATCTAGCACCTTTTGACGCTGGATAGGGTCAGTAATCGCACGCGCCTTTAACTTCATGTCGTTGACCATCTCTTTAACAGAGTCAGCGTAGAAGTCACGAACCTTGCGGTAGATAGTCTTAAACTCTGGGTCAAGTGCTTTCCATGCATCAGCCAGCGGTTTGTTTAAGGCGGCGGCCTGCGCAGTATCGGGGTCGATACCACGAATAGTAGCCTCAATCATTATGCGACTCATTAACTTGGACTGCGTTGGATTTTCACCTTGAGCTTTAGTCCAGTCTTGAACGATGTCTTCTGCAATCTTCAGTTTCTTACCACGATAGGAAACCATCTCCGAAACAATTCGAATAGCACCAGTAATCTGCGGGAATCGAGTGCGTGTTAACTCAGATAGTTGGCGTAATTGTAGAAAGGGCAGGACAGTAGCCCTAGCTGCATAACCACTGGCATCCCACAACGCATCTTTTAGATCACCAATTGCTTCGCCGATTGTCATGCGACCGGCAGTGGCTTCAGCAAGCCTATCTCTTATGCCTTTCTGCACCGTCTCAGCAGTACGCCAAGTGTCAGGCGTACTAATCGGCCCACGTATTCTCTTAGCAAAACGAAGCGGCGATACCACCGCACCTGTTGGACGGTAAGCAGAGAAGATTTGATTGACTTCTTTCATAGCCGCGCCAGCTAAATTCTCTAAGCCAAAGATGCGACCAATAAAACGTTGCAGGGAGTTGAGCAGTGTAGTCTTCTCAGTGCGGTAGTAGACGCCCGACAACTTCTTTTGGAAGTTAGGGTTAGTCATTACCTCTGCTACAAACTCAAATATGTCTGTGAACCCGTAGTCTCCGGGGGGCAGTTTAGTTTGAGCGTACTCATACATCTCATACAGGTTTGCAACTGCTTGGAGTTGGCGAGTAGTCAGGTTAGGCACACCACCGCGCAACACGTACTCAGTAGCCGCATGCACAATCTCATGCAACAACACACGGTTGTTAGAGCCAAATGCTTTGCTTGGCGATATAGAGATAGTATCAATAGCAGGCACGTACATGCCCGGGGCTTTCAAGCCTTTAATGTTGCGGTTGTATGCGTCAGCTACATCTTTAAACTCAACAATGACTGGGTCTAAGTTGTACTTGCCTTTTTGAAGAGCTTGCAGTCCAGCGTAGACCTTCTCTAAATTCTCGGAACGGTCATAATTTTTAAAATGTTTATCGTACAAATCAGGGTACTGCCTGCTCAAATACGCAAACAACCGAATCTGTTGCTGGCCAACGGTGATGTTCATCGAGCGGTGCAGTAAATCTGCAGTCTGCCCAAACGTAATGTTTGTTGGCAGGTTTAGTTCCGCTAACCGGCTAGCAAGTTCTGAGTAAAGCCCCGATGTGTTACGGGCAAGAGCCTTTAACGCACCATTAATATCGTTGTTGTTAATCGCGTTAACAACATCTTGGTTAAGACCTTTTACAGACTCTGGCGAATCGTCTCTACGGAGTCCGACTGTTGAATCAATCTCAGAAGCGGCGCGTATATCGCCATCCCCTCCTCGTCGCTCTCCTGTCGGTACAGTTCCCAGTTCGTCCGTGCTGCTACTTCCAATGCTTCCAGCCTGTGTTGAGGCGGCACCTTTTCCGTAGTCCTCAAGAGACTTTCCAGTGTTTGCCGTTGTTGATCGTCCATATGCTTCCCTCATTGCGGTAAATGTTGCTTCGTGGCGACGCAGTATATCCATGATAGCGTCGCGGAAGTAGTCGGCTAAACCCTCGTCTGCAAGGTATTGACGCACCTTGAGCATCTGAGTGTTGTGTGCTACGCCATGACTCATAGCCCCAGTGTGCGCGACTTCGTGGGTCATTGGTTCCCACATGTACTCGCGTGCGCCAAACAGTGTTTTAGCACCAAAGTCGTAGAAGGGGTTTAACAATACCGCTTTATACGGCACTTTAATATGGACACCGCCGTAGCCCTTGTCGACGGAAATACC